AGACGGTGAATTTATCGGAAATTGGCAGTGAGGTAGAACAAATGAATATTGACTGGAAACGTAAACTTTCAAGCCGTAAACTGTGGCTTGCAATCGCCGGATTCGTATCAGGTATTCTGATTTTTTTAGGAAAATCAGAAGCGGAAGCAACACAGGTGAGTGCTTTGATCATGTCGATGGCATCCGTCATCGCTTACATCGTGTCAGAAGGTTGGATTGATTCAGCCAACGCAGGATATGAATATGGAAAGGCTGAATCTGATGACTCTGAATGATGTGACGGATGTTGCAGAGACATTATCTGAAATCGATTCAACATGGATTCTGATCGGTAAAGTCCTGGCGTTGCTTACAGTCATCATTGGCTTGTATAAGGCGGTCGAGTATTTATGGTCGAAGTCTCCTTCATATAAGCTTGGAACACGCCTGGAAACGGCTGAAAAACGGCTTGAAGCAGGTGATAAGCATTTCGCTGAACTTGACCAGCGCATCAAGTCAATCGAGGAACAGGTCGGAGAAACTCAGAAGCAGATCAACGAAGTGAATGAAGGAATAAAGATGCTTGGAAAAGCTGAAGTATCATTATTTAATCACTTCATTAACGGAAACGGTGTAGATCAGATGAAGAAAGAGGTCAAGGATTTGACAGACTACTTTATCGATAGATGATTACTTCACAGAAAGGGAACTAATGGACGAGAAAAACATGCCTGTTGTTCCATTTGTAGCACATGAAAGCATGATGACCAGGATGGAACGGACAAATCACAGGCTTTGGATTTTGTGCATTTTTTTGGTGATAACTCTGATTGCAACGAATGTTGCATGGGTTATATATGAATCTCAGTTTGAATATTATGATGAATCGGTAACGCAGGAAGTTACACAGCAGGCTGATGGCGATTCGATAAACAGATTTATAGGTGGTGATTATGTCGGCAACGCAGACGGTGAGAACAACAATCCATAAAACCGGAAGAAGACGCAGAAATAGCGGATATTCTAGGCGGAGAAGACGTAGAAGAAGATGATTGATCTTCCTCGCTCCGTAATAGAGCATTACATAGATGAATGGATTTTCTCTGAAAGAGACAGAAATATTCTCAAGCGCAGATTCCTGGATGGAATCTGTTACGAAAGCCTTGCCTATGAATTTGATATGTCTGTCAGACAAATCAAGAACATAGTTTATAAACAAGGAAATCGATTGTTCCATAAAATCGAGGAGGGTGAGAAACGCCTATGATCTAGGTTTGTCACTCGTATAAAACTGAAAACTCCATAAGCAAAAAGGGCTACAATTCAAAAAAAGAAAACAGACATTATAAGAATAAAAATATAGAAATAGAAAGGAATCCTCTTTGATAAAATCCCCTTGTCTGTTCAGACCGTCACCTTTATTGGTGGCGGTCTTTTTTTTGTGTTATAATTCAATAGATGTTCATTGGTGGGGTAGGTCATCATTGAAAGAGTAGACGCACATTCTGACTGCCGTGCGTCTCTTTTTTTTGCACGAAAATTGCACTCCTGGTTCATTTTAAAAAGTACCATTTTAGCCAAAAATAATAATAGAAACGAGGAACTGAAATGTGGATTAAATACAATCCGAATCCGGTCGGCAGAAAGGTCGGAGATTGTGCAGTCAGGGCAGTTGCCAAAGCGTTGAAAATAAGCTGGGATGATGCGTTTGATCTGATCGCTTTCTATGCAAAACAAATGGGAGATGTTATCTCTTCTGATGCGGCGTGGGGCGCTGTCCTCCGGGAAAACGGATTCACCAAAAAGACAATTCCGAACTACTGTCCGAACTGCTTTACGGCAGAAGATTTCTGCCGTTACTTCCCGGATGGGACTTATGTACTTGGCTTTGGCGGACATGTCGCAACCGTGGTGAATGGCGATCTATATGATTCATGGGACTCCTCAGATGAAATTGTAGTCTATTACTGGAGAAAGGAATAAATGATATGGCATACAATCCGTTTCCTGTAGGCTATCAGCCTCAACAGCTTTATTATCAGCCAAATTATCAACCAGTTCAGAATCAGCCTCAGAATCAAAATACGGGCATCATATGGGTGTCCGGTGAAGCCGGGGCGAGAGGTTATCCTGTAGCACCGAATACAACTATTCAGCTGTGGGACTCCGAGGCGCAGATCGTGTACCTCAAGTCTGCGGATGCTTCCGGGATGCCGAGCATGAAAATACTGGATTACACGATCAGAGACAATGCAGTGCAAGGAAACGCATTGCAGAAACCTCAGATTGATCTGAGTGGATATGTTACCAAAGAAGAATTTGAAAAAAGGATGTCTGAGGTCATCAGACAGAAGGTGACTGGCGATGAGTAATCCGTTATTCGATCAGTTCGGAAATAAAGGCGGAAATGATTTTATTTCCCAATTCAACCAGTTCAAGAAATCCTTTTCCGGTAATCCACAGCAGATGATTCAGCAGATGCTCAATTCCGGGAAAATAACACAGGATCAATTAAATTCAGCGATGCAAAGAGCAAATCAGCTCATGAAGCTGATGAAGTAAAAAATGCGGATGTTACTCCGCATATTTCCAAACATAACCATGAACAGACAGAGTCCTGCCACTGGCATTGTTTGTGATCATCGCAGGATTACAGCCGATGTATCTAGCCGCATCTGATATGCAATCCCACTTTTTAATGAATTCACCAGTTTTTGAATATTGCAATACTGCTTTGCTATTAGGATTGTTTTTCCCACTTTGACAGTTAGTAAAGTGAGGATCACGCAAACCTGTATGTATTGCATGTCTAATATTTTCAATAGCGCTCACATATTCAAGATTCTCAACATTATTGTTGTGCTTGTTTCCGTCAATGTGATTTACAAACGGCTTTCCTTCTGACTTTTCCAAGAACGCTTCGGCTACAAGCGTATGAATTGATCTCATAACATTTTTGCCGAGGTGAACATATAGATAACCTGTGTGATGCTTTACAGGTGATAGGATACGAGACTTTCCTGTATTTCTATAGTTTGTGCTAAGTACCTTCCCTGTGTTGCTGACTTTGTACAGGTTTTCAAAACCTGTAATGTCTTTGAAGATTTCTTCCATTAAAAAAACACCTGCCTTTCAGTGATCGCCTTAATTAAGAGTGCGGAAACTGTTAAGGCAAACAGCTTTCGGGAGCGACCCTATCCGCTCCTAAATTATACCAAATTAGGCTACACATTTTGCGCAAAAGTGTACATAAGAAAGGAACAAAAAAATGGCTTTAACAGACGAATACGGAACAAGTACAACCATGCTTGTTCAGCCGTCTACTATGGGCGGCATGTCAAACGGCTTCGGAGATTTCGGAGGCAGTGGTGCCTTTTGGATTCTTCTGCTCTTCATCCTGCTTGGTGGCAACGGATGGGGTAACGGCTTCGGTGGCGGTTTCGGCGGAAACGGCGACCTGTATCCGTGGATGAACCAGTCCAATCAGATCAACGGCGGATTCCGTGATCAGATGATCAGCACTCAGATCAACGGCATTCAGAACTCAATCACCAGTGGCTTCGGCGATGTTCAGACAGCATTATGCGGTGGCTTCGCAGGAGTAAACGCATCGATCAACGGCGCTCAGAGCGCTCTTACTCAACAGCTTTACACAAATCAGATTGCAGACCTTGAGAGAAGCTTTGCGGCACAGACAGCCAACACAGCGGGCATGACAGCGCTTCAGTCTCAGCTTGCTCAGTGTTGCTGTGATAACAGAGCGGCAACAGCCGATCTGAAGTATACGGTCGCAACTGAAAACTGTGCTGACCGCACACAGTCCCTCATGAACACAAGAGATATCATCGATTCTCAGACAAGAAATACACAGGCAATCCTTGATAAACTCTGTGCTCTTGAACTGGACGGCGTTAAGGGACAGCTTGCTCAGGCACAGAGAGACAATGTTGCGCTTCAGAATCAGCTTAACATGTCTGCGCTTCGTGAGTCTCAGACTGCACAGAATGCATTCATTTCTCAGGGATTTGCTAATGAGGTTGATGCTCTGTACAACCGTCTGAATTCTTGCCCTGTGCCGACAACTCCGGTATACGGACGCACTCCGATCTTCACATGCAACGGCAATAACGGCTGTGGCTGTGGTTGCGGTGGAACTTTCTAAGGAGTAACAAGCATGGCAGAATATTTAACACGTGATGCAGTTGAAGTTGTGGCATTAAACTCCGCAATTCCGTTCGTGGATTCTATTCGTTGTAACCGTGGTTACGTGTTCCATCAGAGTGGAACAGGAATTTTTGTTCTCCGTGGCATTGTTAATAATCCAACAGCTTGCTTTGCCAGGTACGAAGTCGAATTTACAGGAAACATTGCTATTCCTACAGGCGGTGCAGTTACCCCTATCGCAACAGCTATTGTTGTATCCGGTGAATCCAGAACCGGAAGCAGAAGCATTTACACTCCAGCCGCAGTAGATGAATATGGCAATGTCACAAGCCGTGCAACTATTGATGTTCCTAAGGGATGCTGTTTCACAGTTTCGGTGGAATATGTAAATGGTACGGTTGATGATCCTGCAACTGTTCCGACACCACTCATTAATGTGGTAGACGGAAGTCTGAGTATCAGCAGAACAGCATGAGGAAAGGAGACACAAAATGCACGAACTTTATGAACTGAAAGAAATGCTCTGTGAAGAGTTAAAGAAGTACGGTGAAAAAAGTGACATGTCCACAGGTTCGCTTGAAGTTGTTGACAAACTTGCTCATACTGTAAAGAATCTCGGCAAAATTATTGAGATGTATGAGATGGAAGAAGACGGATACAGTGGTACATATCCCATGTATTATGATTACGAAGGAAGAGGATCATATGAGAATCGTGGCGGTTCGTATAATGGTGGCTCTTACGAAGGTGGATCATACGCAAGAGGAAGCAGAACAGGTAACCGTGACTCTTATGCAAGAGGTCGCAGAGGAAACATCAGACGAGATGCAATGGGCAGATATTCAAGAGCATCGGAAGATGTCAAGGAACAGCTTCGTGAAATCATGGAAGAAGCACCTGATAACATGAAATCTGACATTCTGAAGCTAATCAATAAAATGTAAAGGTGGTGATGCTCCTTGATAACTGAACACGATCTGCATGAAGCGATTGCTGAGTGTCAAGGAAGCAGATCGCCGAATGCTAACACATGCGTTAAGCTTGCATCGTACTACACAATCCTTGATCATATAAATAAGGATAAGGAATCGAACGTGGACATAACTCCGACTTATTCCTTTGCATCAGCACCAGCGTTTGAAGCGTATTCAAGCAAATCGGAATTTGGAACAATCGTCAAAGATATTGATTATATGGATTGTATGACGGTACTGGATGAAATGATGGAAACAATGCGGATTATTGTTCCAAAATTATACGATGCAGTCATGCGTAAATTAACCGCTCTCAAATAAGAGCGGTTTTTTCATTGAAAAATAATGAATTTACTGCTTGCAATATGCTACTGCTAGCAGTACAATATACTTGACAATAGGAGGAAAAATGAAAGACATTATTGAAATGCTTGAATTCAAGCGACAGCAGTTAGCACTCGACTATCAGAATCATCTCGAAGCTGTAAAGCACATGGTAAATGATCCGGAAGGTCACAAATCAATTACATTCGAATCGAACATGATCTCACATCTGATTGAAATGAATTCGCTGAAGAGCAGACTGAGAGAACTTACTGATCAGATCATCGGCATTATGAGAAAAATGGAGGACTGAATGAGAGAGTCGGAAAAGCGAGCGCATAAGAAGTACAACAAGGAGCGTATGAAGTCGATCAGCTTCCGGTTGCACAAGGAATCAGATGCTGATCTGATCGCCAGATACGAAGAAATCGATGACAAAATGGCTTTCTTCCGGTGGGCATTAAAAAATTATAAAAAAGAGGAAAAAAGATGAGTGAAGAGTTATACAAGCTGATCGATCAGCTTGAACGTTCCGGTGATTGGAACGAGATCAATGAATTAATTGAAAAGATTCAGAATCTGATTAACAATGATTAATAGAAAGAAGGAAAGAAAGATGAACAGAATGGATTTCGAAAGCATCAAGCATGATGCGGCTAGAGAAGTATTTGACGGAACTGAATTTGACTGGACTGATGAACTCGACAATACAGCGGAAGCTGACAAGGTGGCTATGAAGCTTCCAAAGGAAGAAATGCACGATTACTGGATCAGCTTCTTCAGCGACAGACTGATCGCAGAGAGATATGAAGGGGAAAAAGAAACGAACAGTGTTGAATGTGTGCTTGAAGATATCATTAAATACGGTGGATACATTCCGATGATGGTGTTCGATCATACCGATCTTAAAAAGATCGCCGAAGAAATCGGCATGGAAGCTGATGAAGAAATTCATGATGATGCATGGACAAAAATCTGCACTGATGGTGTGATTATCCTTCAGGATGGTGGAGAGTCTGAAATCGAATGGAATGGAAAGACATACCACTTCAAAGCAAACGGAACAGTTGATGTTGAATGAAAAAGGACTGCCTGGTTGGCAGTCTTTTTTCTCTCATAGCGTCAAGGAGGTTCAATGAATGCTTCGAAAAACCTACTTAATTATAGCATTTTTCGGCTGAATTTTCGGCTGAAATCAAAAAATCCGCCGTTTATGCGGACTTTTTCTGTTCTGCAAGGGCGACTAGTCGGACTGCGATATGTTTTCCGTTTTTTTCGGAAACGCCTTTAAATAGGCTACAAACCGCATGACAGCGCAGATTCTGAAAAATTGATATTGGCGAACAATGGCAGACGATGGCGAAATGTGGTTTTTATTTTTCGGCTGAGATTCGGCTAATGATCTTCCAGCCAGAGCGTCCATGATTTGCTGATCCGTTGATCGTGCATAATCCAAAGTCATGCTGAATGATGTATGTCCTAGCAAATCCCTGGCTATCACTGAATCACCTTTGTGCAGTAGTTCACTGCTCATCAAGTGTCTAAGCATGTATGCATTAAAGTGTACATGCTTTTTCTTTGCGATCTTGTTAACTGTATCCGACACTTCATCAATGTCAGCAAGTTCACCGGATTCAAAAGCAAGCAGATATCTGTGCCTGGACCACTTCTTCATATCATACAGCACAGAAGACAGTTCTGATGTGATTGGAAGCCGTCTGACGCTTGATTCTGTCTTGGTGGGGACAATCTGTCGCTTTTTTTCTTTCGTGCTTCCTACGGCTTTATTTACGCTTATATACATGTCGGAAATATCATCGGCAGTGATTGCCAAAGCTTCAGCTGGACGGCATCCGGTGTAAAACATAATCAGCAACATGTAATAGATCACGCGATCATTGTATCTGTCAGATTTCTTTAATTCTTCCAGGACGATCAAAAAATCATCAATATTCATTCTGACATCTCTGTGTTGAGTGACGATTTTTGATTTCGGTATTATCACAGCTTCTGTTTTGTCTGGAATGTCATAACCAAGAATAAGTGCGCATTTATATATCTGTCTCCATACAGTCATCAAACGGCTGACCGCATCCTGGGAATGATCTTCCGCATATTGATTAACTGATAGCTGAATATCAGAAACAGTGATCTCGTCAATGTATCGATCTCGAAGCGGATAAATTGCCGATTTATAGATCGCATCCTGTTTCTCATGAGTATTGATCGATAGCGGAATCAATTCCCATTTTTGCTTATATAAAAATCTGACTGTTGGAAATGATCTCTTCAGCTTGCCTGATTGAATATCGTTCAGAGCATCGTTTCTGATGCGTTGAGCAACGATCAGAGCGGTCTTTTCGTCACCATAGTCAATCACCTTGACCGTATCCGTAAATCGCTTCTGTGTGCCTTCCTCGTCTTTGTACGGTATTTCTATGAGAAAAGCTGTTCCGTATTTTCTTTTTCGCTTACGGATGTACTTAAGGTCTTTCGCCATTCTTTTGGTTTTCTTGTTCTTTCTTTTCCGCTTCCAGTCCTTTCTTTATTAAATGATTGATTGCTTTGCTTCTGTTTGGGAATCGTTTTTCAAAACGAAAATCTTCTATTTCTTTCAAGGTTTCTTCATCGGCAACAATGGTAAATTGCGGTTTTTGCGTTGGCATGTCGCATCTCCTTTCCTACATTGACATAATAACACATTGCCCACAACACTTTCAGACAACATTTGTAATTTTAGGGCGTTGACCTACTGTTTCAATGTGCTATAATTGACATGCGATAGGTCAACGACTTATCAGTTCAATGAAAGGAGAATAAATGCCAGCAAAGAACTACCAGACCACAACGATGATGCTTTCACAGAAAGAACTGAAAGCGATCAATGATCTTGCTATGAAGAATCTCAAAAAGACCGGAAACTATAGCAGATCAGAAGCGGCTAGACAGCTGATCAACGCAGGAGCAGAAGCACTGAAGAATGTTCGTAACATTGACCACACAGGAAGCTTCGAAAGCACTGGGAATTGACAGGCATCTGATGCCGATCCTACGCAAGAAAGGGATGCTCCTGGGCATCAAAACAGGGAAAGGATGGAGATACTCAGAGAAAGAATTGGAAGAATTTTGGGAAGAGTACAAAGGAGAAGACATCTCCAATGTAGAGCAGATCGAATTAACTTCTACTCTGCACAGAAAAAAGCAACTGATCAAAGGGCAAGAGTGATCGGTTGCTAAAAGGATCGCCTATATCAGGCATCCTCATTTTATCAAAAAAAAGAGAGGATAAGAAAAAATGAAAAACAAAAACTGTATGTCAGAGGAAGAAATTGATTTCTTCTATGACTTATCAATCTTCATGTGCTTCGCAATACTTGCGCTTGTAATAATCGGAGAGGTGACCGTATGGGCGTGATCAGCTTTGAAATGCACAGATTTTCAACAAGACCGGAAAAAAATGGTGATTATATCGTACTTAATTATGACGGTTCATTTGCAACAGTCGGATTTACAACTGAATACGGCTGGAATACGCATAAGTTTGAAGATGGCAGTTTCTCAAACAAATCTGTAGCTTCCGATGATGAGATGCAGAGATGGTACAAATGTTGGCTGTCTAAATATGGAATCGGATCAAGAAACTGGTATGAAACGCTTGAAGTGATGACTGACGAGGTCAGACAGGAACTAGCCACAAGATATGCCGACAGAGTCCTCACTGAAGAAGAGAAAGATGCAGAAGGTTTGATGGAAGATTTCTATGACAGCCTGGAAGAAGCCAGAGAGATGGCAGAGGTGTTCAGATGAGTTACTGCTTAGTCACAGCAATTGCTGTTGTACTTGTTTCTGCGGTTGCAATCATTAACAGCATCAGCATCAGACATGCTGAAAAGGAAATCGACACTGTCAAAGGTGATCTTTCTGAAGGATTCAAGGCTGTCAGCTTTGAAAGAGTGACAAATCTTCTGAATACGGTTGAAGGAATTGAAGATGACATCGATGAAATCACGGATGATTCAGAAAATCATGAGATGCAGATTGCAAGAGCGAATGATCTGATCGCAGACATCACTGCAAAATTGGAAGCAATCACAGCAGACATTCATCAGATTGATGAACGTACAAAAAAAGATCACTGTGACCTGGTTGATATTCGAACAAGATATGTGAATTTCAGAAATCCGGTTCAGAGCAACGCAGGAGTTGAGTGGTCAAATGATCATAAATGCAAAGAGGACGAATAATATGGCAGATAAATATGAGGTTTCCGTTGCGAACGGAGAAATTGAAGTACCGCAGGAAGTTCTGAAGCTTTTCGAAGAAGCAAGAAGAATTGATGCTGAAATCAAAGCATTGAAAGCGCAGAAAGATGCGATTGAAAAGCCGTTGAAACAGGCAATGCAGAAGCATGGAGTTGATTCATTCAAATGCGAATATATGACAGCTTCCAGGGTGAGCATGTCATTTACAGAAACAGTGAATACTGAGCGAATGAAGGAAGATGGCATTTATGAAAAATACATGATGCTCATTCCGAAAGCTGAACATGTACGGATTGCGTATAAAAAGGAGAAAGCTTCATGAGCGAACTTGATGAAATCAAAAAGATGAATATCTATCAGCGTATCTGCGCTGTTTCATCGGCTGTCGGTAAAATCAGCATGACAACGGATGTTGCCACAAAAACCGATAAAACAACCGGAAGAGTTCTCAATTCGTATAAAGCGATCTCAATTAATGATGTGGTTGATGCTCTTAACCCGCTTCTGAATAAATACAGACTTGTAGTGATTCCAGGCGATAAAGAAATCATTGAACAGAATCAGCTTGAACTTAAAAGTAAAGGCTATACAACCAACTACTTTTATATTCGATTGAAAGCAACATACAGAGTTGTGAATATCGACAATCCGGCTGAGTTTGTCGAAGGATCAGCATACGGTGACGGTCTTGATACAGGCGATAAATGCACCGGAAAAGCACTCACATACTCAAGAAAATATGTACTCATCGACATCTTCAATTTATCAAAAGGCGAGGATGCTGATGATGTGGCTTCTCCTCAGGAAGGCGAAAGCTTCGAAAGAATGGCATATCAGAAAAATCCACAGCCTTCACCACAGCCTATTCAGTCACAGCCTGTATCACAGCAGACAGACATGGCTGTTGCATATTCAACACTCACAAGAGAACTGATGAAAATTGGAATTGATATCCACAATAATACAGTATCCAAATTCATTATGGATAAGGCAAAAATTGGCACTGTCGATGGTGGTCAGCTTCTTGCTGATCCGGCTGGAATGCAGAGAGCGATCACAGTGATGACTGCGGTTCTGAAAGAGAAATCAAAAGAGCAGAAGGCATGAAGAAACATAAATACAGATACACAAATATCCCTTCTGTATTACAGGGTGATGTTCCAGAAACGGATGCATGTTCATTCGTTTCTGGACGAACATCCGATATCGATTTCCATCACATTTTCGGAAAAACGAAATATTACAAAAAGCTGTCTGAACAATATGGCTTCTGGGTGTGGCTTACACGAGAAGAGCATGACAAACTTCATCATACTCCTGCCGGAGTAGCTTACAATCGGACACTCAAGCAGGAATGTCAGGAGTTGTTTGAGATGGAGCATTCCAGAAGCATGTTCATCAGACTGTTTGGAAAGAGTTACCTATGAAGATTTATGCAAGCGAATTGAAAACCGGATTCAAAGAAGATGGCAGAGCATCGATCTCATTTAAATGCTCCTGGAGGGCGAAGGAATCGATTGAGAGACTGAAGTCCGGTGAGTATGAAGTGGATATCAAAAAAGTCAGAGATCATCGCACAAAGGCTCAGAATGCTTATCTGTGGGAGTTAATCGGACAGATTTGCATGAAGGAAAACGGAAGCAAAGCAGATGCTGAAAGTATATATATGCAGTTGCTGGAATCAGCCGGAGCAAAATGTGAGTATTTCGAAATGCTGGAGGATGCTGTTGAAAGATTCTGTTCTCTTGCAGATATCAGATTTTTGAAGATTGTCGAAAGACGGATCAGAAACGGAATGAATACAGTGATGTGCAAATGCTTCTATGGCTCTTCAAAGATGGATACAAAAGAGATGAGCATTCTTATTGATAAAACAATCGAACGTGCTGAAGCTGACGGCATTGATACAGATGCTTGGAGGATGCTGTTATATGACACAGAATGAGATGATTGTCGAATACATCAGAGAGCATGGATACATCACAAGAAGAGACGCAATGATTCAGCTTGGGATCGGTAACCTTCCGGCGAGAATCCAGGAGATCAGAGACAGAGGAATCAATATCATCACAGAAAGAGCCGACAGCAAAAGCAGATATGCAAAATATCGCATAGAAGAGGATAGCTGATGGCAGAGAAGGATAAAAAATACTACTGGCTTAAGCTTGACCGTGGATTCTTCAAGCGCCATGACATCCGCATCGTTGAAGGAATGCCGAATGGAAAGGACTACATTCTGTTCTACATGAAGCTTCTGTGTGAATCAGTAGATCATGATGGGAATCTAAGATTTTCAGATCGGATTCCTTACTCTGATGAAATGCTTTCAACCATCACAAATACAAATATTGACATCGTCCGGTCAGCCATAAAGGTTTTTACACAGCTGGAAATGATGGAAATATGGGATGACGGAACACTGTTTATGACAGAGGTTCAAAACATGGTTGGTTCTGAAACAGAATGGGCAGTGATCAAGAGAAAACAGCGAAAAGCGATTGAATTGGACAATGTCCAACTGCTGTCCGCTGAAAGTCCAAAATGTCCAAGTAAGAGTAAGAGTATAGAGAAAGAGAAAGAGTTAGAGATAGAGAAAGATACTTCTAGTGTGAACTACATCTCAATCATCGATCTCTATCACGAAAAATGTCCTTCATTGCCAACCGTGAGAAAGGTATCAGATGCACGGAAAAAGCAGATCAGGGCAAGGCTCAGAAAATACTCAATCGATGAAATCACCGAAGCCTTTGAGAGAGCGGAAGCATCTGACTTCCTTAAGGGAGACAACAGGAGCAACTGGACTGCTGATTTTGACTGGATCATGAATGATGCCAATATAGCGAAGATCCTCGATGGAAAGTATGAGAACAAGGCAAAGCCAGTAACTGCAAATAATGGAACAATAACAATTCCGATGCCTGACTATATTCGAAAACAAGTTGAAGATATGGATAAGGATCAAATTATGAAAGAAATCGAAGAGATGAAAGGAGCAATGAAATGATCAACAGAGTGATCATTAACGGATATTTGGGTAAAAATCCGGAAGTTAAGAAAACAAACAGCGGTAAATCAGTATGTAATTTCTCGATTTGCCAGTCAAGAAAAGACCAGAGTGGAAATCAGATTTCAAAGTGGTTTCATATTAATGCGTGGGAAAAGACAGCTGAATTCCTTGGTCAGTACTGCAAAACTGGTGACATGATCCTCGTTGAAGGTCATATGGATTACAGAGAGTATGATGTGGACGGTCAGAGAAGAACAACCCAGGATATCATTGCTGACACAATCACTTTCGAAAGACAGGGAAACAATCATGCTGATACTCAGCAGACATATGCACAGCCTGTATATTCAGAACCGCAGAGAGCGTACACACAGCCTTCTCCTTCATATTCGCAGACTAGCATGACAAGTGGTGCAAATGTTCCTTCTGATTTTGGTCAAGGGTTAGATATCGGTCCAGATGACCTGCCATTCTGATGAATTGCGCAAACTGTAACAAATCGATCACAAACGGCTATTTCAACGAATCTGAGGAAGGCATGACATGCATCTGCATCGATTGCCTTCTGAGATTCGACAGCTTCAGAAAACGCAGGAAATACGATTATAAAGCAATCTACAAAATGCATGAAGAAGGATTTTGTGATCGAACAATAGCAACAAGTTTTGATACAAATCCGCTGACAATCAGCGGAATCATAAGAGACATAGAGAGGAATTTATGACAGATTCAGTATTCAAAAAAAACACAGTCGGTTTTTTCGCAACAGAACAGCATTTGAAACCGAAAAGAAAAACAACAGGATCAGCCGGATATGATTTCAAAGCACCGGAGACAGTGGTAATTCCAGCACATAAATTTATCCGATTTGACAGTGGTGTTAAGGTCAGAATGAGACCTGGTTTTGTACTGAAGTTATATATCAGATCATCGCTCGGCAACCGTGGAATTGTATTGACAAACGCTGTCGGCATAATCGATTCGGATTATAAGGATACAATTCAGGCAATGCTTCTGAATCTTACTGATGAGGACTACACATTGTATAAAGGCGATCATTATATGCAGGGGATTTTTGAAAGATATTATTTGACTGACAATGATGATGCTGAAGGCATCCGCAATGGCGGTTTAGGAAGCACAGGAAGGTGATCATGAATTACAGTGAAGCAAAGTACATTGTCACAGAAATGGTCAGAATTCCGTTCTATAAAGTTTCTGTAAATAATTATCAGAAAGCCATAGATGAACTTCAGAGACACATTGATTCCTTGACAGAGCCGTCATCGCCAAACGGAAGAGAAGCAATCGGAGAAGCGAAAGGAAATGCTCTGCACGATTACACAGAAAAACTGACAGAGTATGTCACTGAACAGGCGGCGATTGAATGGGAGATGAAATATTATGTCTGGTCACTCAGAAAGGCTGAAGGATACAGAGATTTGCTTCTTAAAGGTGAAAATGCCGATTATGTCCAGGATTATCTCAACACCAGAGATAAAAGAGAGTTACAGACGAAGTACCATGTCGGCAATGCGTATGATCGGATGATTAGGATTGTTATCCAGGAGTTGAAGAGCAAATGAGTCTTGATGACAAAGTAAGAGATGCCTGTCACAGAATCGAGGAACTGTATTACGAAACAAACGGAAAGTGCTATGTGAGTTTCAGCGGTGGGAAGGACAGTACAGTCCTTCTCGCCTTGATAAAGATGTGCGAGGAAATCTACACGATACCGGAGGGCGGGATTCCTGCAGTATTCGTAAATACAGGAATCGAGCTTGGTGTCACTGTCGATTTTGTGAAATGGGTAAAAGATAACTACTATTCAAACGTTCAGATCATCCGTCCGGAGGCTTCGTTTGATTGGGTCATTAAAAACAAAGGAAAACCAGTTAGGTCGAAGTTAAAATCAGAATTCATTCACAGGTATCATTGCGGAAAACGTTCGGAAAATGTCATGAGAAATCTTGTTGAAGGAATCACTAACAGCGGAAAACATGCAGTAAGAACAAAACTCGCTGATAAAGATATGCATATGTTACATGATGATTTCCCAATAATCGCATCAAAAGATTGCTGTACAGTCATGAAAAAGAAACCATTTGCGAAATACGCAAGAGAGAACGGCGTGCGGGGATTCATGACAGGAATAAGAAAAGACGAAGGCGGCGCGCGGGAATTAAATGCCATTGTTTATGATGGTAAGAAAAGAATCTGCACAAGCCTTTCTCATGGATACATCAAAAAATCTCCAATTATTGATTGGACAAATGCTGATATAAATGAGTTTATCAATCAATATGATGTGCCATTATCAAGAGCATACACGGAATTCGGTATGGAAAGAACAGGGTGCATGGGATGCCCATACAGCATGAATGTAGACAAATCTCTTGAATATCTTTTCTATCATGAGCCGAACAGGTACAAAGCATCCATGCATTGGTTGAAAGATGTATATATCGCTCAGAACGTAGTGCTTCCATTTGATGAAGCCTATGAGAGAGAGAGAGAGAGAACGTGGCACATGATCTATGAACCGATGCGTCAGGAAATGCTTAGAAAGTACAGACCAAACAGCAGATTGATTAAGGAAAGCGATCAAATTTCTATATTTGATGTTTGAGGAAGATGATGGGATATCTAGTAGATATAAAATCGAAAATCAGCCAGATGAAAGATAGACGGTGCGAAGAGGATTTTGTCAGATTGGCTGATCATATTGTTAAGACTGGTGACTTGGAAATGTTGCCTGTATTACTTAACATCATTAACAAATACGATTCAATCAGTCGATATAATTTCGGACTACAGAAAAAAGTTGAAAATTTGAATTACAGAATCGAATCACAAAAGTCGAGATTTTGAAAAGGATCACGCTGATCCAGGGGGAAATAATAGTGGAAAAGAAAGAAATTGAACGCTTGAATGTATTGGAAAAGAAATTCAAGTTTGATGATGATTATCAGGAATATCGTAGATTGCAAAGAAAAGCAATTGATGAATATGACGAATCGAAACCAGAGCGATCACTGATGGGCGAATTTAACGGCGATAAGTACTATCTTGTGCTTCCGTTCGATAGGCTGGATATAGAAGATGGAGAATGGAAATACATACATCATGGATTCGACATGGAGGTGGATCATCTGAATGGCGGAACGACAGCCTACTGCATGTGTCTTTGCGACAAAGACATTAAATACTTCGTTGACTTGATGCATGAAGAAGCAAAGGAGTCGATCAAACCTGGACATTGGCTTCCGGTCGAAGGCGAAACCGGAATAGAAGCATTCGGTCATGCTGAATGTGGAGTGACTGAATATAAATGCTCAGAATGTGGCGGTTTAATCGATATTTCTGAGGATTATTATTATTTCTGTCCACATTGCGGAAAGGCTATGGACGGTGTGGAAAAATGAGACTGATTGATGCGGATGCACTGTTTATAAATCTTGACGACATGATGGCAGTCAGTCCTACAGGATATATTCACGGTGATACAGTGGCGGACATGATAAGTGATGCACCGACAGTTGAAGCAGAACCAGTCGGATATGGGAAGTGGGTCGATCCGGAAGCATTCAAACGCCCATGGTTTAGACATCACATTTTCAAATGCTCGGTATGTGGAAATACATTAGACATGGACGGAGTAAACGCAGGAAGAGGAGATGCAAATTATTGCCCTAATTGCGGGGCAAAGATGGATGGTTAACGCTATGAAACTTGCTGATAAAATCATTGAACTTGCCAATGAAGGGTATGACATACATTTCGATGCGCATTTACGATCTCTTGACTTTTCAGGATATACATATATCACTATTTCAAAAAATATCTATCATCAGCAGATTGCGATTAATGATAGTAAACTTAAAAAATTTAAAACTTGTGATCCGGATGAGTATTTTGTTCAAGTTTTAGATAGATGTTCAAAAGAATTAAATGACTATATAAAGAGAGTGAAAGAAAATGGCTGAATACATTAATCGTGATGATATGACTTATCTGTATAACAACGGAGAATATGATGTGTATTCAGTTCCGCCAGATGCAGAGAAAATTGAAATCATAAGATGCAAAGACTGCAAGTATTTTGAACATGAAATTCACGAAGAACTTGCTGTTTACGGTTTTTACAATATTATCCACAGTACTTTTTGTACCAGGCTGTTAGAAACATGAGAGGGTGATGTATTCGATGTTAATACTGATGACTCCTGTAGTTTTGGAAAGAGGAAAGAAGAATGAACAAGTCCGAAGCTATCGAAATTCTTGAAGAGGTCAAAACCTTAGACGATTCAATATATCAATACAGCGAAGCATATATGGAAGCCTTAGATGTGGCTATTGGAGCATTGAAAGACGATGCGATCCCTATCAACTGGATTAAAGCCGTGTTAAATGAGCGACACAAGGTAATTGAAGACAAGAGTAATAGTGAAGAGCGCATACTTTATTACGAGGAAGTGGAAGATGCAATCAACGAATTGCTTATTTGGTGGGCTGAGAGGAGAGAAGAATGAACGACAAGGAATCAATCTTCGTAAAAATTCTCAGATGGCTCGGATTGATTGAGGAAAGACCGATCAGCAAAAGTGAGATGTGCAAACAGGCACAAAATGTATGCAATCACAATTGCGATTCATGCGCTTGGGCAGAGAAGAAAGAAGAATGACAAAGGAAGAAGCAGTTAGATATCTGATTAAACCGATTTGCACAAGCACTATTGAAAGCGAAGAGTATCGTAAACAACTTGAGGCATACACAATGGCTGTTGAATCGTTGAATGGCAGAGAGGAAATAAGAATGACAGACGTAATAGCAATGATTAAATATAACATCAGCCGTTTGAAACAGTGCATAACATGCAGATGCGATCCCGAAGAATGCGGATGCGATGAATCAGATGAGGATGAAAACGGCATGTGTAAGAAGTGGGTGAGGAAATAAGAATGAAAGAAAAAATATGCAGATTCTTCTATAAGCATGGCATGAAGCGTATTGCTTATAGAATCTCACCTAGTCTTGTGTGCTATTGGGATATGCAAAAATTCATGGACATATTTCATGAAGGTTTCAAAAAAGGAATCGGAGATGCTGCGGAGTGGGAAGAAATATGACAGAAATGCAAGCCTGGATAATGATTATCATTTTGATTCTGATCCTTGCAAAGTGAGGAAAGAAGAATGAAGTTTGTTTTGAGGTATGGAAATGAGTAAAAATCTTGAAGTTTTCGACAACAAAAGAACATCATTCGAAGGACTGTGGTGGCATGCAGAATCGAACTGCTTCACATCTGCTGTTATATCGCTAGCACAGCTAAGAAAGTTCAAGGGAAATGTCCGAATGGTTGTGAAAAAGAATCAGTTTTACAACGGCGGTGAAAATGGGCGACCGAATTATATATTCAGTTTATATGATGCAAAAAGTGACAATCCGGTAGAACTTGAAGTTCAGTCTGAATGCAACGAAAGCGGAGAGCGTATGTACAGTAGAGAAGAAGTGCAATACGCAATAGATCGAGCCGCAGAAGATGGACGCAGAGGCTACTTTGACAATATTGTTGAAGATTATTTATAGCAGATACATTTTAAGGAAAGAAAAATGAAAGTTGAAGGAATTAAGTTAGAAGTTGAGTGCAATCTTACAATTTCGGAAAGCACAGCCTGTGTATGTCTCAAACTTTTGGAAATGTATTGCAATTCAAAAAATCAGCGAATTATCGAACTTGATAATGAAGATGGAACAAAAGCAATGTATTTAATGGACATGAATGATGAATCTTGATGAAGCAATTGAAATTCTGAAAGAAGAATACGAAAAAGCCAATCAGCTTCCTTGGGTATGGTCACCAATTGCTTATGCAATGTATCAAGCGTGGAAGCGAGTTGATTCAGCGGAAAGAAGAAAAAGATGATTGAAATCACAAATATAGAGGTATGGGGATTTGAGCATGCTGTCAGAGGTATGCGGAATCCTATGAACAGTTGGGATAAGAGTGACAGCGGATACGGAATTGGAGAAGATGAAGATGTGTTTGAAATCGGCAAAAATGACCTTGATCTAATGAGAAGACTTTACAAAGCAGGCTCTGAGCATCGGAAATATCTCAGGCAGGTGTTCTGCTCAATGGATGTGAATGCTCCGTTGTATTGGTGGAAAGAAATGGATCAGTACCGCATCAATGTGACCACTAACTCATGCAGTACGATGCATAAGATTCATGCAAAGAAGTTTGAACTGGATGACTTCAGTCATGAACATCTCAATGAAGTTGCAATTTATGTACTTGAAGGATATTTGGAATGGATGAATGCGTACAGAGAACGCTATGAAGAAAACAAAGAAAAAGAAGACTGGTGGCAGATGATTCAGTTACTGCCGTCATCCTACAATCAGAAGCGGACAATAACAATTAATTATGAAAATGTTGTAACCATCATCAAACAGCGGACAGGTCACAAGCTGGATGAATGGAATGAATTCGTCAAAGTCATGAAATCACTGCCATATATTGAAGAAATTATGGAGATTGATCATGAATGAAGTTACAAGGTTATTGATCAACATGATGCTTCCGCATTTGTCTGAAAGGGATCAGAAGCGATTCACCGAATGTCTGAATTGTTCAAATGACATTGAAAAATGTGAATGTACAGAAGCTGATGAAGACGAGAGCGGAAGTTGCAAATATTACAATCCATTAGTAAAAAGCTGAAATTCCGAAAATCTCGGCGATAATCATGTGATATTCTATATTCGTAAAAAAGTGGATGTTGAAAAGCATCCATTTTTTTATGTAATCGCTGACTTTCTTTCTTTCCCTGGCGATTACAGGATAAAGGTGGCGATCCCCTTTCTGTTAACCATCGGTCATATAGAGCCACCTTTTGAGGTGAATAATTATGGATGATGATGTAATTGATATTTCAAATATTCCATATTATGAATACAAAGAGCGCATGAAAGACTTACAAAGCAAAACAGTCTGTCCATGCAACAAATGTGATCCAGCCTGTGATCGAGCAAGCACAAAAGCTGTTTGTGAACGATATCAGGAATGGAAAAAACTTACTTACGGAGGGTATTAATGGCAGGAAGACCATCAAAAGTTGATCAATGGCTGACTGAAGATGGTCTGAAGCTGTTGAGGTATTTCAAACAAAGCGGAATGACTGATGCTCAGATAGCTGAAAAGATCGGCATTCATGAGCGGGTTCTTCGCAAATGGAAGCAAAAGTATGAGCCGATAAAAACCGCTTTAAAAAATGGCAAAGAGTTTGCCATAGCGGAAGCGTTCGCGGCTTTAAAATGGATGTTCAGAGTTCAGACTTTGAAAGAAACAACAACACAAATCTGGACAGACGGAAACGGAAAAGAACATAAGACAGTCACTGTCAAAGAACGAGAAATACCACCGGATAAGACAGCGGCGATCTTCTTCATGAAGTCACAAGCTGGATGGAGAGACAATTATGAAATTGTCGATTCTTCAGATTCAGAAAAAGTCTTCGAAATGCTGAAACAGACACAGGCATACGCTGAAAGCTTGCCAGAATTACCGGAAGAAGACGAAGACGAAGAGGAAGACGATGACCCAGAGGATTGAGTTCTCCAGGAAACAGCTTCAGTATTTTGCAAAGGCAAAGCATCGCTTTAATTTTAAAGTAGGTGCTGTCCGATCCGGTAAGTCATTCGGTGATATCGCACAAGTAATTGCATATAGAATACTTGAGCGAAGAGGAAAGCCTGGATTAAACGTTATACTCGGTGTATCAAAAGCAACAATTGAGCGAAATGTACTCCAGCCGATGCGAGAAATCTATGGATTCCAGCGCATTGGAAACATAAACAACAAGAACATTGCGATTCTTTTTGGCGAAGAAGTGCATTGTCTGGGTGCAGAAAAGGTCAGCCAGGTTGCAAAAATCCAGGGTGCATCGATCAAATATTGTTACGGCGATGAAATTGCCAAGTGGTCCAGGGAAGTGTTTGAAATCGTTCCTTCACGTTTGGACAAAGCTTATTCCTGCATGGATGGAGCGTGTAACCCTGAGCATCCGATGCACTGGCTGAAGGCTTTCATTGACCGTGATGACATCGATAGTTACGTCCAGCATTACACTATTTTTGACAATCCATTCCTTCCGAAATCTTTCGTTGATAGTCTGTGTAAAGAGTATGAAGGCACAGTTTACTATCAGCGTTTTATTTTAGGCGAATGGGCATTGGCTGAAGGATTGATTTATCCATCGTTCAGAGATGCGATTATAGGCGATCTGAGCGATTTCGATGATGATCCGACCGATTATGCATTGTCAATCGATTACGGCACTCAGAACGCATTTGCTGGTCTTCTGTGGGAGAAACATAAATCAACCTGGATATGCGTTGATGAATACTATCATTCCGGTAGAGACACAGGCATCCAAAAAACTGACGGCGAATATGCTGATGATCTGGATATATTCCTCAAAAGAGTTATTGAGAAACGGCAGGCATATGCAAAGGAAAACAAGACATATTTTAGGAAAATCAAGACGATTGTCGATCCGTCAGCATCTTCGTTTATCGCCGAACTTGATAGACGCAAGTACTATTCGGTAATTCATGCCGATAATGCTGTCAAGGACGGCATTCTGGAAACAAATACATGCATGAAACTCGGATATATCAAGATATTGCGCTCATGTAAATGCCTGATTGCCGAATTAAATGGCTATGTTTGGGATGATAAATCTCCAGAAGATGCTCCATTAAAAGTAAATGACCATGCTTGCGATAGCATGAGATATTTAGTTCATACATACAACCTTGCACAGCCAAGGCGAACAGAATATGTTTCACCATTTAGGAGGTAAACGTGCTTACATTTCAAGATTTTATAGAAGAAACCCAGGGTAAAAGCACTGAAGCCTTGACTTCTTTCATCAATAAAGCGATTAACGAGCATAAAACGAATCAGATGGTCAAGATCGCCAGGAGCGCAGACAACTATGATAATCAGCTTAATGAGACTATTTCACAGCTGATCAAGTTTCTGTATCTCTCAAACGGAACGAAAGTTGAAGACATCACAGCATCAAACAACAAGCTTGCATGTGGGTTCTTCCACCGTTTAAATACTCAGCGAAACACATATCTGCTTGGAAACGGCATCGATTTCGATGACAAATCAATCAAGAAAAAGCTTGGTTCATCGTTTGATCAGATTTTTAAATCGGCTGGATACAATGCTCTGATTCACGGATTGACCTTCGTATTTTGGAATCATGACCGCATTTATAACTTTGACATCAAAGAATTCGTTCCTTTTTGGGACGAAGACACCGGAGCGTTGAGAGCTGGTATTCGCTTCTGGCAGTTAAGTGATAAAAAACCGCTGAAGGCTGTTCTTTACGAAGAAGACGGATATACGAAATTTTCTGAGAACAATGTCGGAAAGTTGGTGATCACCCAGCCAAAGCGCAGATACATTACCAGGATTCAGTCATCAACCCTGGAAGGCGATGTGATTGTCGGCGAAACGAATTATTCCTTCCTGCCGATCATTCCCTTTTGGGGAAGTAAAAATCACATGTCAACGCTGGTCAAACTTCGTGCAAACATCGATGCTTATGATCTCATCAAGAGTTCATTCGCCAACGATCTCGATGAATGTGCGCAGATTTACTGGCTTATAAACGGAGCAAACGGAATGGATGATGTTGATCTCCAGGAGTTCCGTGACAGGATCAAGCTGAATCATGTGGCAAAAGTTGAGCGAGATGGTCAGGTTGTTCCATATACGCAGGAAGTACCGTCAACATCCAGGGAAGTATTGCTGGACAGAATTAAATCTGATATTTATGAGGATTTCGGTGCGCTCGATGTCCATACAATCGCCGCAGGAGCAACGAATGACCACATCGATGCCGCTTATCAGCCACTTGATGAGGAAGCTGATGATTATGAATTCCAGTGCACAGAGTGCATCAAGCAGATTCTTGCACTCCAGGGAATTGATGCAGAACCGATCTATAAGCGGAACAGAATCAGCAATCAGTTTGAACAGGTTCAGATGGTAATTATGGAAGCACCTTATTTGGACGATGAAACAGTGCTCTCCAAACTTCCAAATATCACGATTGATGAAGTTAAGGAGATTATCCAGCGCAAAGATGCAGAAGATATGGATCGATTTGTGGGCAATTCCAACACGGATGATGAAGAATCCGCAGATGATGAAGAAACGGCTGAAAACGCCTGAAAGAAGGCTCTGAATGCCCAGATTGAAACCGGATCAGGCTCACGATGACACTGACAAGATCATCAGCAAAATGGAGCGGAAGATTGCCAAGGAATATCGCCAGGCTGAGAAGGAAGTCGAGAAAAAAATGAAGAAATACCTTGAATCTTCAAAAGAATTCAAGGATAAAGAGCGCAAGATGCTGAAACGGCTTGCTGATGGCGAAATTACGCAGAAAGAATTCAACCAGTGGCGAATGAATCAGATCGCTACTGGCGAACGCTGGAAAGCTATGCGTGATACCTTGGCTGAAGACCTGGCGAACGCAAACGATATCGCAAAAAACATCATCACCGGAGAAATGGCTGATGTTTATTCAATGAATCGCAACTATTCTGTTTTCCAGGCTGAAAAAGATGCACTGATCGACACTTCATATACGCTTTACAATCGAGAAGCAACAGAAATGCTGTTTCAAAATGACAAATCGATTCTTCCGATGCCGAAAGAAGGCACTCCAGCCTGGAAGGCAATGCATGACCGTGATCTCAAATGGAATCAGAAGAAGATTAATTCTTGCCTGATTCAAGGATTGCTTCAAGGTGAATCAAATCCGCAGATTGCAAAAAGACTGCGTGAAGTGGTTGGGATGAATAAACGAGCGGCGATCAGAAACGCACGAACAATGACAACAGCTGTTGAAAATCGTGGCAGAAACGATGCTTATGACGAGTTAAAGAGCAAAGGCGTTGAATTAGAAGAAGTATGGATTGCAACGCTGGATATGCGGACAAGGCACTCACACAGATTGCTTTACGGCGAAATAAAAAATCCGAAGACAGGCAAATTCAGCAATGGATTAAGGTTTCCAGGCGATCCGCAAGGAAGACCGGATGAAGTCTACAACTGCCGATGCTCTCAATTCGCGCAGGTCAAAGGATTTCCGATTGAACTTCCTAGGCATTCGTCAAAAATGAATGGCATGTCATTCGAAGAGTGGCAAGGCTTGAAAGAAGATGGTAAGCCTGTTGCTCCTGAAAAGCCGTATGTGAAGGATGAGAAGCTTGTTGAACTTGAGTCCAGGCTCAAAATGAGCGGTGTCAAAAAGATTGACACTCAGAGATATGAGAAAATCCCTTCACAGGATGAGATCATCAAAAAGATCAGTGGCGGTGATTTAACAGTCGGATCATGTGTATCTTTGGCATTTACATATGCAGGCAATAAAGGTGGAATCGATGTAACTGACTTCCGTGGTGGAAAAAGCTGTGCTTTCTTTTCAAGAGGAAGCAACATCAGAACAATCTTGGAGATTGCAGATATTAAATCAACTGAACTTGTCGGTGGTAATGATTTCAAATGTGCAAACGAATTGCTGAAAGGTATTGCAAAAGATGACACGAAGGAATACATTCTTATTACAGGTAAGCATGCTTCTGTTGTAAGAAGGAATGAGGGTGTTATTCAATACCTGGAACTGCAATCAGCAACAGAAAATGGTTATAAAAATCTTACACAGGAAAGATTAAGGTTTCGATTCGGATGCCAAAAATCACATTCTTCATACGGTGAGAAGTACAATACGCCGAATTGGCTGATTGATCTTGATTCATTAACACAAAGCGAAGACTTCAAGAACATTCTTCCATATCTGAACACAAATGAAGGCGATCAGAGGAAAGGATCAGAAGGATATGCCAAGTAAAGATGCTTTTTACAAGAACGAAGAAACAGATACAATCTGGTGGCTGGAAACGGAAAACATCGGCGAGTTTCTGTTTTCGTTCGACAAAAAAACGGTATTCAATCTGTTCAGGGATTATCCGCACGCACTGACCGAAGAGCAGGTCGAACAGTTTGATAAAGAATATCCGTTCTGGGCGGATTTCTTTGCTGATCGGAAGGCGAAAGATGGCTGACGTTGAATTCACATTGACCAGCAATGCAAAGCCGATCAAAGAAAAGACAGCGGAAGCAATCATCACTGCTCTGAAATCTGTCGGAGCGCAGGCACAAGGTCATGCAACGGCGGAAATCACGGCAGTTGAAGCAATTGATACTGGTCGATTGAAAAACTCGATTACGTTTGCTGTCAGCGGTGATCCTGCCAGGGAATACGGATATACGGACGATGACGGTAAAGGCTACACAGACCGGATCGAAGGTGCAGGAGATGAGAAGGATTTCACTTTGTACCTTGGAACAAATGTCGAATATGCAACATTCGTTGAATCTGGAACAGGTGGAGACAGAAACAAAGGAGCAAGACCTTTCATTCGTCCTGCCGTTGAAAACTGGATATCTGAATATCAGCAGGTTTTCCAGCAAGAACTATCCAAAATAGGTAAATAGCACCGGAAACGGTGCTTTTTATATGCCCAGGGAAATGGGCGAAGACATGTTATTGAGCGAAGGAATACGCACGAAGAAAAGGAGAAATAAATGTCTTTAACTAGAAAGATGCTCAAGGGAATGGGACTGACTGAGGAACAGGTCGATTCCATTATTGAGGAACACACAGCCGTTACTGATGCACTCAAGGAAAAGGTGTCACAGTACGAAACAGACGCTAAGAAGCTGGCTGAAGTTGAAAAGGAACTCAACAATCTGAAGGCTGGCGGTGATGATTGGGAAGAAAAATACAACGCTGAACATAAGGCATTCGAAGATTACAAGAAGGATGTTGAAGGCAAGGCTGAACTTGAAAAAGTGAAAACTGCATACAGAGCACTTCTGAAAGATCAGAAAATCGCCGACAAGCGCATCGAAACAATCATCAAGATGACTGATTTTGCCGATATCAAGCTGACTAAAGACGGCGAAATCGCAAACAAAGACAAAGTAACTGAACGGATCAAGGAAGAATGGGCAGATGTAATTCCAAAGGAATCTGAACACGGAACAGATGTGGAAACTCCTCCTGGAAATTCCAAGACATTAACTCGTGAATCGATCTATGCGAAAGATGAGCATGGCAGATACAAGATGTCTACAGAAGAGCGTCAGAATGCCATCGCAAACAACCCTGAACTGTTCGGTTTCGGTCAATAAGAAAGGACAAAAACATGACAGTTAAAGCTAATACAACACTGACTACAAACGGCTTCACGAACGTTACCCCTCGTGAAATTGACTTCGTTTCTCGTTTCAACGACAACTGGGAAGCACTCAGAAACATCATGGGCATCATGCGCCCTATTAAGAAAGCACCTGGAACAACGCTGAAGACATACACAGCTTCCGTCACTCTCCATAATGGTACTGTTGCTGAAGGCGATGAAATTCCGTACTCTCTCGCAAATGTTACTGAAGCAGGTAAGCAGGACATTACAATCGATAAGTATGCAAAAGCTGTCTCTCTGGAATCTGTTGCAAAATACGGTGCTGAGATCGCTGTCGAAAAGACTGACACAGCCTTCCTGAATGAACTTCAGTCAAAGGTCTTGACAGACTTTTATACATTCCTCAACACAGGCACTCTGACACTGACTGCTTCCACATGGCAGGATGCTCTCGCAAAGGCGAAGGGTGCTGTTCTGAACAAGTTCGCAACAATGCGCAAGACCGTCACAGAAGTTGTCGGTTTTGCAAACATCAACGATGCTTATGCATACATGGGTGCTGCTCCGATCACAGTTCAGACACAGTTCGGCATCAATTACATCAAGGATTTCATGGGTTATTCAACACTGTTCCTTTGCCCAGACGTTGACATCGCTCCTGGCAAGGTGATCGCTGTTCCTGTTGAGAATGTTGACCTTTATTACATCGATCCGTCTGATTCCGACTTTGCAAAGCTGGGTCTGGTATACACAACTCAGGGCGAAACAAGACTGATCGGTTTCCATGCAGAAGGCAAGTACTCTCATGCAGTCGGCGAATGCTATGCAATCATGGGCATGACACTGTGGGCAGAATACCTGGATGGCATCGCTGTTGCTACTGTCGGCGGTTCTACAACTACAATCACAGGCACTTCTGCGGCGGCAACAACCACAACAGGCGCAACAAAGATCACTATCACAGCACCTTCCGCAGTTCCTGCTGACTGGACAGTCTATGCGAAGGCGGCAAGCGGCACTGCTCCGTCAGCACCTTCCTATGGCACAATCCTCGATACAACAGGATGGACAAAACTCACTCTGACCAACGGTGTCGCTGACAATGTCACAGGCTTCACATCCGGTCATAAGATGACCGTTGTTGGTGTCAATGGAACAGGGCAGGTTGTTGGTGCATCCGAATCCATTACAGTAGCGGTAAAAGCATAAGCGACATCGATGATGACTCCGACAACGGTGTCGCTGAAGAAGCAGATGAACCGAACACAGAAGCAGACTCGGTTGATCTCTCAAAAATGACAAAGGCGCAACTGCTTGATTATGCTGAAGATAACGGCATACAGGTCAGCAGATCAGCCAAAAAAGGAGATATATTGAGCACAATAAAGGAGGTGGAAGCATGAACATTTTACTGGACGAAATCTGCGGACTGATTCACAACTACTTTGTGCAGGAATCCCATACAGGTGAATTCACAATCAGCGGTGAATCAATTGACGTTGATTTCTTGAAGGAAAATCAGTACTTCCGCATCATTGGATCGACATTCAATGACTGTGTTTACAAATATCCAGCCACTGATCTCATTGACGAGACATTCAGTGGAACAATCCAGGCGATGAACGTTCCTCCTGCGCTCATCGCTCTTGTTTCTGAGATTGAAGCGTGGATCGCTAAATATGATGCAGAAGATTCAGTAGTTAACAGTCCATTCACATCCGAATCGTTCAACAACTACAGTTATTCAAAGGCTTCTGGAACAAATTCCGACGGATCATATTCTCCGGTAACCTGGCAGGATATATTTGCCAAACGGTTGGATAGATGGAGAAAGTTACCATGATGTTATATGAAAGAATGATGACCGATTGCATTCTGCTTGAAAAAGTAAGAGTGCCTGATGGTTTAGGCGGATGGACAACCACCTGGAATGAAGGAGCATCGTTCAGGGCGGCGATCTTGAAAGATTCAACAATCGAAGCCAGGACAGCTGAAAAACAAGGGGTTACAGAAGTGTATACAGTGACTGTTCCGAAAGAGACGCCACTGAGTTACATGGATGTATTCCGCAGAAAGAGCGATCAGCAGACCTTCAGAGTGACATCAAACATGAAGGATAATGCATCTCCTTCATTTACACAGATTAATTTCGGACAGGTCAGCGCAGAGGAGTGGGAACTTGAATGAAATCAGTAGCAAAAGCACTCTATGATTTCTGGAGTTCCTTCGGTATTCCAGCTTACACCGAAAACAACGTACCATATACGGAAGACGGAACAACGCTTGTTGATCCGCCTTATATTACATATCGGATTGCCAAACCGGAGTGGAAGACGCAGATTTCCACTTATGCGAGGATTTGGTATAAAGACACATCATATAAAGACATCTCAGAAAAAGTTGATGAGATTGAAAGCCGTATCGGTGAGGGAGTCATGCTTCCGACTGATCACGGCTTTGTTTTATTATTCAAAGACATAAATTTCTGCCAGTTTGAACCGACTGAGGACAACAGATATAAGGTTGCATATCTCAGTCTGATCGAAGAAGCAGATACAGAGTGAAAGGAGAGCGCATGGCACTCAAATACACAAAATATCCTGTAAACACCTTTGAGAAGCTTGTTTTGAACGCTGGAATTATGGTTGATACCTTTGATCCAGCAACAGAAACAATCGGCAACATTCTCGGAGCAACTACAGGTGGATTTAATTTTACGGCAACACCTTCATTCCTGGATTTTGGCGAAGACATTGACAATTGTCCGAAAAACACCAAAGAACTTATGCAGACCGATGATATCGAGATTCAGGCTACAGGAACGCTTTTGACAATTGACACAGCGATGGTTACCAGGCTTGCGGCTCTCGCCGATATCGATGCAACCGACACAAAAAAGGTCAACTTCCGCAGAGACTTAAAGCAGTCTGATTTCCAGGATGTTTGGATCATTGCTGATTATGGCGAAGGCGGTTATATTGCAATCCACATGAAGAATGTGCTTTCTACAGGTGGATTCGCAATTCAGACAACCGACAAAGGAAAAGCACAGTTCGCATTCACATTCAGAGCGCACTTCAGCATGGATGCGCAGGATGAAGTTCCTTGCGAAATTTACATTGGTGAATAATCATGAAGCTTTTATCAGATTACAAAAACGAGGAAGCACTCGATTTACTCGTTGAGATTCTTGAGCCTGCCACAGAGATGATGTCCGACAAGGATGTCATTTCAAAGCTTTATAGCAAGGATCAGAGAATGGAAGGTGTAAAGCTGATGATTGCGAAGCATAAAAGAGCCGTCATTCATATTTTGGCGGCTCTTGACGGCTGTCCGGTTGATCAGTATGAATTCGGCTTTTTCACGCTTCCGACCAGGTTGCTTGAAGTGCTGAACGATAAGGAGTTGCTTACTTTTTTTATGCAACAGCAGACAGTGAGTTCAGAGAGCACTTCTTTGTCTGCTTCGGCGAATACAGAGGAAGCAGAAGGCTGAAGCCTTTTCTTAAATATGTAATCGCTAGTTTCAACAGATACAGAAAAGAGATGATTTACAGGTCATATGTTTGTAAATCACTTCAGTTATCGGTTGAGAATAAGTTTATTTCAAAAAGCTATGACGAGATCATTCATCCTGCTCCGGTTGATAATCGGACGGCTGAAGAGATCGCTGTCGATTTCATTAAACGTCATGGCTTAAAGTTGGAGGAATCAAATGAACGTATTTGAATTAGTTGCGAAATTAAAACTTGATTCATCCGAATACGATCAGGGTCTTGACGATTCCGAAAAAAAGGCAAGTTCATTCGGCGATAAACTTAAGGGCGGACTTGTCGGCGGTGCAAAATTAGGAGCGGCGGCTCTCGGATCAGTGGCGGTTGCCGCTGGTAAAGTTGCCTATGACATTGGCAAATCAGCGTTAGAAAGCTATGCAA